GTATGGGAAAAATGATCTTAGAAAACTTGCAAATTACTTACTGATTTACTGTGGTGATGAAAATGATTGAGGCATACGGGAAAGAAATAAAAGATGAATGCTCACACTGCGGAAATATTCTTGAATGTGAGTTATTCCGACAGGGACATGGAATAAAACAGGAACGTGAAAATGTAGCAAAGATGATTGAATGCCAAATGAAGCATAGACAGAAGAGGGAGGAAAAACATGATTAAAATATTAAAACCGGGAACAAAAAAAGAAACAACTTGTGATAAGTGTGGTGCGCTATTGAGTTATGATGAAAACGAAGACGTGAAAGAAGAGTACATAGAAAAAGCGTTCGTCACAAATATGCCATCTGGATACGGACGTAATCAGAAATACATCATATGTCCGCAGTGTAAGAACAAAATAATTACGTGGTCTACAAGATAGGATCGGATTGAAATGATTAAAAAACTTTCTAATTTCTGGCTCAAAAGAAAAACAGATAATTTTACGAAAATTCCACTATTCATAATGATGTTCAATTGGAGAAAGTTTCAGAAAGAAGGGAAAGATGGAAGCTGCTTGTTATATGCGCTTTACCCAGATATTGCAAAGGATGCATTTTTGAGAGAAAAATTGCAAGAGTGTGTGGATTATATTCGGGATAACTACGATATGGAAACATTTACTAAGATTTGAGGAGAATGCCATGAGAATTGAAGATTTAAAGAATTGGACTGTAGATCAGCTAAAAAATGAAGTTGTTCGGTTATCTGATGAATGCGAGAAGAAACAACATGAAATTTTAGATAAAAATGATAAAATCAACGATCTTCAGGCTGAACTTGATAAAATGTGCGATTACAACAATAACTTAAAAAGGCAGGCGAGCGAAAAGGCAGATATGTCATCTTATGATAATGCAGAAATCACAAAATATCTCAGACAGCATCAGGATGATTGCATCACAATCAATCAGCTTTACACAACGATTGACGTAATAATTGACAGATATGCAAATCTGAGAAAGATTCATGGGTTGAAGTTACATGGGCGTAGAAACAAAAGGTTGTCCAGAACGGAGGGCGAAGATGCAACAGACACCTCACAAAGAAATTGTTGACTTTGCAAAAGCACATCCATGCGATTATATGAGAAAAAGTTTACAGCAATATCCATATTGGGGAAATCAAGACAATGGTTTTAATCGGAAGAAAATTTAAGGAGATTTTTAATGAGCATTAAATCAGCATTAGAATCCGAAGGAATAGATTTTTCTGAATACATGAACCCACCAGAACCGTGGAATGGACAGGCATTGATACGAAATATTAACGGAACGAAATACGCCTGTTGCCCTTTTTGCCAAAAGAAAGCGCTTTTGATTAGCCCAAACACGAAGATTCAGCATCTTAAATTAAAATGCAAGGGAAGCAACTGTAAGAAAGAGTTTGAGGTGAATGTATGAATAAAATCAGAAAGATATGTTGGATAATCACTAATTTTATTATATTCAAGTGGGTAGCAGATTATTTAATAGCTACAATACAAATGATGATTGAAAATAATTGGGGACTTTCAGCAATACCATTATTAACAATGGCAGTATTCGCAGAGTGGAAAGTAATTGAAAATATTTTTACGGAATTAAAAAGATGATTTTATCAAGTGAGGATATGTATGACAAAACAAGAAGCCGTAGTAATTGAAACCTATACAGGAATTTGTATGCTTACAGGGGATGACCGAAAACTTGCATACGAATACGCAGAAAAACTTTTAGGTCATCCGATATATACACATGAATTTCCAAAATATGCTAACAAGCTGAAAGAACTTAGTAAGCCAGATTTTATTGAAATTTGCAGAAGGTTAGGTGATTGAATGAACCCAGTATTTATATTTCTAGTGGTATGCGGAGCGGCAGTAGTATGGTTCCTGCTTTACAAATTATTTCAGCCACTAGGTAAATTATTGAACCACATTGGCAGAAATGCTATTGATGAGTTAAATAAAGACGAAAGTCAAAAAGAGGAGGATAATAAATGAAAAAAGGACTTTTAGGTGGAATTGGATTAGCTGTTGTAATCATTGCAGGACTTATATGTGTTGCAAAGTGCAGTGTGAGAGTTCCGGCTGGTTACATTGCGGTAGAGTACAAAATGAACGGAGGAATCTCTAAGAATGTACTTACACAAGGATGGCATTTGATTTCACCTACAGTAAAAACTTCACTGTATTCCGTTGGAATCGAGCAGTCTTATCTTACATCTGAGGATAAGGGCGATTCTCCAAAAGATGAAAGCTTCAAGACACCAACAGCAGATGGTAAATCGCTTCAAGTTGACCTTGAATTTTCTTATAAATTCGATCAAAATAGAGTTACCGATGTGTTTACTCAGTTCAAAGGTCAATCAGGAGAATCCGTAAAAAACACCTTTATCAAGCCTAAGATGAAAGCGTGGACGCAGGAAGTAACAGCAAAGTATCCAGTAACAGATGTTTTCGGTGATAAACGCCAGGAACTGAATGAAGCACTTGACGAATATCTTAAGCAGAAGTTTGAGCCATACGGAATTATTATTGATACAGTAAACTTTACTTCCATTTCCACTGATGATGAAACACAGGCTGCAATTCAGAAGAAAGTGAACGCTCAACAGGAGCTTGAACTTGCTAACATTGAAGCTAAAACAGCAAAAGTACAAGCTGATAAAGATAAAGAAGTTGCACTGATTGCTGCTGAACAGGAAAAGGAGAAAGCATCTATCCAAGCGGAACAGGCCAAAATTGATGCAGAAGGTAAAGCTGAAGCTATTAAGATTAAAGCAGAAGCTGAAGCAGAAGCAAATAGAAAAATCGCAGAATCTCTTACTCCCGAACTGATTGAAAAACAGAAAATTGATAAATGGAATGGTGAAGTACCAAAGATTCAAGGAGGTAACACTTCTACAATCGTAGATACAAGAGATATGACAGCTGATGAGAATGCTGAATAATAAGTAAACCAGTCAAGAGAGCCACATGAGAGCCAGACTAAATCCTAAAAAGAAAGGAGGTCTGGCTCTATTTTTATGGGAAAAATTACAGAAGGCTCGCTCGAATGGTATCGGACAGTCCTAAATCAGATTATCAGTAGTGACATGACAATCTATCAAAATCAAAAAGATTGCCTTGATTTGCTCTTAAATATGAATATTGACCTTCCTTTCAACGAGAATCAAGAAGCACGGAAAATGGCTATGAAAGTAAGTCAATACTCACATAACATAGCAGAGAAGTGTGCTGCATTAACTGGAAGTGGTAATTTTGACGATATCTATTGGCAGTATTTGCTACTGGAAGCACCACATTTATTTGAAAGTTACTTGCTTTATATGGAGAAAAATAGACCGGACAGCAAGAAATTTTATATTCCACGAAAAAAAACACTACATGTGGTAGCCAAAGACCTACAAGATTTGGAAGAAAGAAAGATAGAGTTTTACGGCTTATCACTCCCAAGCCGTGTTGGAAAATCTACTATGTGTATTTTCTTTATGTCATGGATAATGGGTAAAAGACCAAATAGCCATAGTGCCATGGGTGGTCATTCTGGAAAACTGGCAAAAGGATTTTACGGAGAACTTCTTAATCTCATTAATACACAGGAATACAACTATAGTGAAATTTTTCCACAGTCGAAACTTCAAAAACAGAGTGCTGATGATTTTGAAATAAACCTGGACAAGCCAGATAGATTTGCAACAATGACTTGCCGTGGTATTGAAGGTACTTGGACAGGTGCCGTTGATATTTCTTCCGATGGTTATTTGTATGTGGATGACCTTGTAAGAGATAGACAACATTCATTAAGCCCCACCCGATTAGAAAATACATATCAAGAATATCTGAATAAGATGGTTGACCGTAAGATTGACGGCGCAAGGGAGCTTATGGTTGGAACCAGATGGAATTTATATGACCCTCTCGGAAAAATCGAGAAGCTAAATCACGATAATCCAATGTATCGGTTTAGAAAAATTCCAGCTTTGAATGATGAGGGTAAATCGAATTTCGATTATGAGTATGGCGTTGGATTTTCAACAAAATATTATGTCGATATGAAAGCTAGATTAGACGCTAACGAATGGGAAGCCAAATATCAGCAAAAGCCCTTCTTACGTGAAGGAATTGTGTTTGCAGCTGACGAATTGAGATATTATAACGGCGTTCTTCCAGAAGGTGGATTTGTTAAAAATGTTTCTGCCTGTGATGTTGCGTGGGGTGGCGGTGATAGCTTATCAATGCCAGTGGGCGCAGAATACGAAAATGGAGATGTGTATATTTATGACTGGATTTTCAGCACGGCACCAAAAGAAGGAACATTGCCATTAGTTGTTGGAAGAATCATGGGTAATAATATTCAATCCATCAATTTTGAAGCAAATAATGGTGGCGATATGTATGCCTATTATGTAAATGAACGGTTGAAAGAACATAAATACGCTTGCAGCACGACCAGTACAAAAGCACCTTCAAAACAAGCAAAAAAAGAAAAAATAAATCAGTATTCCGGGGATGTTAAGCAAAATTTTATATTTTTGGCTCCGAAATATCAAAATAAACAGTATCAAAAGGCTATGGATGAATTAACTACATTCGTCTATATTGGTGATAATGAACATGATGACGCTGCCGATGGAGTTACGCAGCTTGCAATAACGCTTGCCGGCAAAAGATTTGCAGAAGTAAAAGCAACCAAAAATTTTATGTGGGGAAGGAGATAGAGTATGATGACTACAGCTCAATATTTACGACAAATTGAAAATTATGATAACAGAATCAAAAACAAGCTTATCGAAGAAGAACAGCTCAGTTCTCTTTCCACAAGTGTATCTGCAATTCCAGTTGGGGAAAAGGTGCAAACTTCTGTAAAACGTGATCCGATGGGAGACATGATTGCGAAGATATTTGATCTGC